TTTACAGATTTCACATAAAAAATCTGTCCTCGTGGCAGATTTTTTCATAAGTCCTCTTAGTTAAATGGATATAACAACTCCCTCCTAAGGAGTCGTTGCTGGTTCGATTCCGGCAGGGGACATTTTTAAGCCTTTAACCATACGGTTTTAAAGCGTTTTGTCCACATTCTGTCCACATTTGTTTTATCTTTTCGTCGTTTCTTGATTTCTGCTCTTGTAATTGGTGGGCATAGACTTCCAGCGTGATGTTTAGATTCTCATGTCCTAAAACTTGCGATACAGAAATTAAATCAATATCGTGGGCTATTAAGTAGCTAGCGTAAGTGTGCCTTAATGAGTGGACACGTACTTCACGCCCAACGATTTTTCGAAGCGTTTTATTAACTGCATTATTGGATAGTGAGGGTAGTAGTCTACCGTCTTCAGTAGGTGGCAATTGGTCGATAAAATTTATAAAATCATCATCAAGCGGTATCTCTCGGATACTGCTTTTTGTTTTGGTTGGTAGAAAACCAGTATTATTCTTGTAGTCCCATGTTTTATTGACCGACAACATGCCAGTTTCTCGGTTGATATCATCCACGGTTAAACCTAGACACTCAGCGAATCGGATACCAGTTTTAGCGATAATATAGAGTGCTGCATAAGACGCATATTCTGGATGCTTGCTTGTCTCGTAGATCAATCGCTCGTATTCTTCGATCTCTAGGAATTTCGTTTCAATATCACGCCCTTTATTTTTTGCGTTGATTTTGGCAAACTTACAAAAGTTACGCTTGATGTATCCTTCATGCACTGCCATTTCAACGCATGATTTTACATGCACATTAAAACGCTCGACAGTATCTTGAGCGTGAGTCTTAGCGTAGCTATTCAGCACACGCTGATATTGAGTAGCAGTGACAGATTTCAGTTTCTTGTCGCTAAAGAATAATTCTATCTTACGTTGAGTGTTGATATATGCCTTATAAGTTATTTTGGAAACAGTAGGTTTCTTATAAACCTCGCACCACTGCTTGAAATAAGCGTAAAGAGTAATATCTTCGTCTACATTCAAGCCGTCTTGTAGCTTTAGCTCCATCTCGGCAGCAGCCTTGATAGCTTCAGATTTTGTCCGAAAACCACCCTTTGACTTTGGTTTGCGTTTGCCAGTAGAGTCGTAATAATTTATGCGATACTCCCACCCGTTTGGGCGTTTTCTGTATGATGCCATTGTTTAGTCCTCTTTATGATATAACAAAAGGGTGGTTTACCTTAACACCCTCAATTGACATAGTTTAGCCAGTCGAGAGACTGGTTTTTTTATTTTGTTTTAATCCATAAGCCCTTGTTGTTTAGCCCACTCAACTTGACTATCATGCCAGTTTTCGCGTGCTTGTTGGTCTGATTGTTCTCTTGCTATCTCAGGAGAATCGGAAGGCACTCCACCATACCCCGGAGTATACCCATATTGTTCAGTTGCTTGGTCTACTTGTGATTGTGTAGGGCCTACACCGTCAATAGGTTTTTCTTGTTGAGGTTGAGAAACTTCGGTTTGCGTCTGTTCTTGCGGTTGTTGTGGTTGTTCTGAACTTGAACTACTAGAAGTTTTTGAAGTTGAAGAAGAACTATGTTTACTTGACTTTGTGGCGTGTTTTGTTACTTTGACAGCTTTAGACTGTTCTGTTTCCTTTGATTCCTTCCCAGACCGTGGCACAAACATTAAGCCAAGGCAGAATAAAACAATAATTGTTAAGATATACCATTTGTATTTATTTAAAAGTTTCATATCAATTCCTCACCATCTTTAAGTATTCGTCTTTTACAAACGTCTCATCACAAATAGTGGTGAGATTATATTTTTCCATAAAATGGACGTAGTTAAAATCATCTAGGTTTTCATTTTTTAGTAGCTCGTGAATCATAATTCTATTAGCTTGAGCTTCGTATTTCTCACGCAAACGCTCATAGTCTTTAGAATTCTGCTCTAGGTGGCCCAATTCATGTAAAATGACCTTCAAACGTATTTCTGGGTCTAAATCCTTATTGATATAAACCACACGGTTTATCTGGTCGATAAAGCCGTTTCGTGACCACTGACTAGAATCAAACTCACAAAGAGACACGTTAAAATGCTCAAGTAATTCTTTTTCAGGCATAGAGCCTCCATGATATTATTTGCCGAACCAGACAGGAATAGCAATGCCAGCAAGAGCTACAAGGATACCAATAAACCAATAAGTGAATTCTTTTCTATTCTTGGATTGTTCCTCAAGTTGCCTATTGGTTTGTGCTAAGAACATGTTTTCCATGCGTTGACCAAAGGTATCAAATTTAGCGTCAATCTTTTGGTCCATCATCTGGAATTTTAAGTCCAGTTCGTTTTTGCTGTACATGTCGTCTAGTTTGTTTTCGATTTTTTCAAGACGACGTCCTAACTGATCAGTGCGGAGAGATAGTTCAGTCTTATCTTGATTTAAACTCTGGGCTGTTTGCTGGAGAAAGCGTTGGGTGTTTTCCTCGTTCTTTTCCAATCTTTGCTCCAGCGCTTGGATATCCAGTTCACGATACAAGTCAATAGCCATTTTTCTTACCTCATCTATTTGATTTTGTAAGTCCATTATATCACTTGTATGGGGTGTTTGAGTGTTGATTCTTTTGCCGGAGTTTATAGAAGATACCTTAGACCGTCTAGCGCTTGCGGTGTTATTTGTTTCAGGGACATCGATATCTCGAGTATTATTCATTTATACCACCCCCGAAATAGTAGTAGCAGTAAAATGTATCAGTAGCCTCGCCATCTTTTATCAAAGCGAACAACAGGAACAAATCCCCTTTTTCCTCCAAAGTTAAATCAAAGGCAAAATCCCCGGCTGCTTTCCCGTAGTCCTCATTATCGGGAGCTGAAATACTTGACTTTGGTATATAGACGTTTGTAGCATGGACAGGATAAGACTTTCCACTCGGGAAATTTGCAGTAACTACTAGCGTGTAGTTCGTTTCGGGTTGGATGTTGAAGAAATCTATAGAACAATTCAGCGCCACGCCTATCGGATAACTCGATAACTTGTTTAATGTGCTAAGTTCTTCACCGCTGTCAACTTCAAAAAGTTTGACCCCAGCAATCTTTTCTTTAAATGGGTTTGACTTCATAGCGATACTTACCATACTATTCCCCCTTGCTACTCATATAGCCGGCGATTATGCCACGGATAGCCCGCTTATCATCATCAGTCAGTGGTTTACCGTCGAACATCATAGCGTTGGCTATGATTTCATCAATGTCATGGGCGTTGGTTGGTTGAGGTTGTTCTTTCGTCATAGGGAGATCATACCCCATGAGCCATGCTTCAGATACCCCCAACGTTCTAGCAAGTAGCACTAACTTTTCTTGGTCTGGTGTTGATTTTCCATTGATGTATTGAGACAAAGCACTCTTTCCAAGTTTTACACCTAATTCTTTTTGATGCACTTTTGAAAGAGAAATTACGTCAACTTGTTTTAACTTTCGTTCGCTCATAACTTGTTGCAAGCGTGCAGCAGTAGTATTTTTCATATTCTTTACCTTTTTCCTTTATGGATTCATTATATAGTAGAAAATGCAAAAGTTCAAGAAAAAATAAAAAAAAGTTCAAAAAATTGAACAAAAGTGTTGACAAATAAAAAGAGAAGGATTAAAATAAAACCATAAAGTTCAAGAGATTGAACTTAGAAAGGAGAACTCAATGAGATTTAACTACGCTAAATTAAAGGGTCGTATTAAAGAAAAATACGGGACGCAAGAAGCTTTTGCAAAAGCTATCGGCTTAACTCCTTCAAGGTTTTCATTCAAGATCAACGGGAAAGCGAAGTGGAAACAAGACGAAATCGTAAAGGCGGTTGAATTATTAGAAATCTCACAAGATGAGATAGTTGAATATTTTTTTAACTACAAAGTTCAAAATCTTGAACTAAATAATTAAAATTCTGAAAGGAGCAAAATGAAGACACTAAAAAAACTCAAAGAATTCTTTGAGTGGAATTTAGACGGATACGATGTTGCACTTGCAATTATCGGAAGTCTTATAGGGGTATTTCTGGGAACGTTGGTTTTTTGGATTTTATTTAAAAAATAAAAAATTGACAGCTAGTGTGATAGCAGTCGTCACGAAAGCCACGGCTAGCGGAAACCAAAATGAAGTCAACCAAAGATATCTATTATGTTCTTTGTAAGCTTGATAAAAATAAATCCCCTCGTCAGTAACGGCGATGTCATGGGTGATGTCTTGAACCACTAATTTGTGGTAAACCAATTCGCCGAGCGGTTCACTTTGTTCATCTATCAGTTTTTCATACTGTTCAGGTTTAATGCGAGGAGATTCTTGGGATTTTCGAATATCAAGCAATGATTCCAATAGTTTTCTAGCTTTTCGTGAAATGATAATCATACTAAAACCTCGTTTTTTAAAAACTATTATATCAAAAATAGAAAGGGAAAAATGAACGAATTAATCAATGTAACACTAAACGAAAACCACGAACCAGTGGTATCAGCAAGACAACTTCATGAAACACTAGAAGTTAAGACTGAATACAAGAAATGGTTTAAGCGAATGGCAGAATATGGCTTTGCTGAAAACGAGGACTATTTAAGGGTGACCCAAAAATGTCCCACCCTTGGAGGTCTGCAAGACATGACCGACCACGTCATCAAGCTGGACATGGCGAAAGAAATCGCAATGATTCAGCGGACGGATAAAGGTAAGGAAGTCCGTAAGTATTTCATCCAAGTAGAGAAGGATTTCAACAGTCCAGAGAAAATCATGGCAAGAGCCTTGCTCATGGCTGATAAGAAAATCAAACTCTTGGAAAGCCAAAACGAAAACCTATTGATTGAGTTGGAAGAAGCGAATAAAAACGCTGATTACCTAGATTTAATCTTGCAAACCAAGGATAGTCTGACAATCACCCAAATCGCTCAAGATTACGGAATTTCAGCACGCAAGATGAACCAACTCTTGAAACAAGAGCGTATTCAACGCATTGTCAATGGTCAGTGGGTACTATATGCCAAATACCTAGCTAAAGGTTATGTCTCAAGTCGAACATTCGACTACATGGGCAAGGATGGCAAAATTCATAGCAACGTTACAACGGTCTGGACGCAATTAGGACGACGCTTCCTATACGACAAGTTGAAAGCTATCGGAGTTTTACCAACTATCGAACAGTAGAGGTAACGCTTATGACAGACCCATTCAAACCACTAGCTGACCAGTTCGATAGCATGCTGACGGCAGTCATAGCGGACAAAACAAAAGCGTTCGACTTAGACGAAGCACTACCACTAATTTTAACTGCCAAACAGTGTCAGTCAATGCTCGGAATCGGCAACTATACCGAGTTTCTACGGATAACCAATTTAGACGGTTTTCCGAAAATTGATAAAGGTCGAGGGAGTCAAATCAGATACCCACGGGATGCAGTCAGAGATTGGTTTAACAATAACTGGCAAGAGATTGCCTAGCATAATACCCTAGCCGTAACAGTGAGCTAGTGAGGAGATATAAGCAATACCTACCTGAAACTACAACGATTTGATATTCATAATTGTCTCCTTAAATATATGAAAAAATCCTCACTAGTTCTCTAGTGCGGTTAGGGAAAAAGAAAGGAATTTAAAAATGAAAAAACTAAAAGCAAACAAAGGTGTAGTTAACTTTTTCAAAAGTTTTGGAATCAAAAAAGCATTCCTAACTGACGATATCCGTTTTGACAGGAACGGTGCACACCATGTCGGTGTGGACGTCATTCTAAACGACGGAACATGCTTTGGTGTGTTCAGCAATGGTGAAATTCTAAATTAAGGAGGAATTGAAAATGAAATTATTTGATTGGATTTGGAGCAAGAAAGAGAAAGAACCAGAATATTTCTTCGAACCGGTGTGGACGCCATACGAAGAAAACGAACGCAAATATGAAGCACGCAAAAAACGTGAACAAGAATTACTAGCAAAATACGGAAACCGTTAAGATCACCATCTTCAATCCGTAGCCACGGCCCCGCCGTGGAGTGTATCTTATCCCCATTCTTCCCCAAAATATAAACTTTACTTTACCCACACATATCTTTCTAAAAAAACATATTTACAAAGCGGTGGGGCTATGGGTGCGGATTGAAGCACTAAAAAAAAGCATGGGTTAGGGCCCATGCAAGACAAAATTAATTATCAAGGAGATTATACCATGAAATCTTTTAACACTCAAACAACTTCAAAACCTAGCTACGTTAAAACTAAAGCCTATGGCTTGTGCGGAACGCTTGCTCTTGCTACAGCTCTATTGATTGGAGCTGGGGGAGTATCAGCCGATGAAGTGACTGAAACAGCAGTAAATACTCAACCAACAGTGTCTAACGTATACACTGCCGATAACGCTGGGAATTTGACAGTGACACCTAGCGAAACCGCTCAACCAGTGGTGGAAACACCAGCAACAGTCGAAAGTGCACCAGTGGCAGAAACACCAAAACTGTTAGCACCAGCACCCGTTGAAGCTCAACCGATTGCAGATACTCCATCGGTTGTTACAGAAGCACCAGCGACAACTACAGAAGTAGCTCAACCAGTAGCTGAAACCCCAGCAGCACCTACTACAGTTACAAAAGAAGGCGACACAATCAACGTTGAAAATCCAAACGTTGAGGTTACTTTCCCGAATGGTAACGGAAAGTATAGCCCGTTCGAAGTTGAATACAAAGACATTAAAATTCCGGATGATGTGCCGGTGAATGAGGGCGACAAGGTTACTTTTGACTTGCCTGAAGAAGTGAAATTCCAAACCTCTTACGAGTTTGATGTACATAACCCTGAAAATGCTGTAGTTGGTAAGGCCACAGCGGATGCCTCAGCTAACAAAGTAACTACTGTATTCAATGACTATTTCAAGACACACCCTTTGAATAAGATCATGAACTTGAAACTAGATGCAAGCTGGACGGACAAAGTTGAAAGCGGTAAACCAGTAAATGTTAATTTTAACGGTACAGTCGTATCTGCAACTATCGGCAAAGAACAAGTCATCGGTAAAGATGAGTTGCTTGCAAAATGGGGATCACAAGATAAAGATGATCCAACAGTGATTAACTGGACTGCTCGTGTTAATTACGCTAAGAGAGTGCTCAACTATGTGACTATCATTGATGAAATGTCAGAGAATCAAAAGTTAGTTGATAACTACTTTGAAATTAAAAACATTGAAAGTGTTGATCCGTGGATTGACAAAGGCTCAGCTATGGACTTAGTTAAGTCTATCAGTAAGTCAGATCGTGGCTTTACTATCAAGATGGATCGCTTGGATCACATGATCTACATCAACTATAAGACTAAGCTTGTTAACGCTGTCAAGGACTCAGTTAACCCAACGAACAAAATTGAGTTGAAAGCAGAAACAGATGGAGCTACTTCGTATAGCTATGTGCAACTCGTAGGAGGAAAGGGTGATGCGAGCGGTGAAAATAAACCAGAGCCAACTTTTGAAATTCCTCGTGAAGCTCCAAAGGTGGAAATTCCAGAGTTTCAAGGTGGCATTCCGGGCATTCCGGAAGAACGTGAGCTTCCACCGTTTGAAGGTGGAGTAATTCCAAATAATGCACCTATCTATGATAAGCCATCAATCGACATCAACGATGTTCCACTTATGCCACCAGCACCAGTCGTAGAGATTCCTGAATGGCATGGCGGAACTACTCCATTCGATGCACCTAGCATTGATAAGCCAGAATGGTCTGGAGGTGTCGTACCATTTGATGCACCAGTTTTGGACTTGCCAGAATTGGAAATTCCAGTAGAGCCAGAAAAACCAGTAACACCGACACAAAATAAACCTCAAAAACCTAGCACGCCAGCGGAGCGTTCTAATGGCAAAGCGGCACAATCTGTCGCAGTATCCTACAACCTCGCACCAGCGAGCAAAGAGGTACCAAAAACAGCCGTTTATGGTGGTACTCTACCAAGTACCGGCGAGAAAGAGGGCATCGCTAGCACTTTAGGGCTGGTAGTAATTGCAGCAGGCATCACAACTTTGGGATTGAGCTTTAAGAAATACAACGGCAAAGAAGACAAGTAATTAAATAATTAAGCAGTGGTGGGAGGGTAGGCATTAAATATGGCAGACAATCAAAAATACTATTACATGAGACTCAAGCAAGATTTCTTCGAAACAGAGGAAATGATAATCCTTGAGTCGATGCAAGATGGCTATCTGTATAGCAACATCTTGCTAAAACTGTACTTAAGAAGTTTAAAGCGTGATGGTAAATTGATGTTCAATGACACAATTCCATATAGTGCAGAGGTCTTAGCTACAGTTACACGGCATAGCGTCGGGACGATTGAGAAAGCTATGGATGTTTTCCAAAAACTCGGTTTGGTCGAAGTAATGGATGATGGTGCTATCTATATGTTGCAGATTCAAAACTTCATCGGTAAGAGTTCGACGGAAGCTGAACGAAAACGACGCTATCGAGACAAAATCAAGCTTGAAAAAAGCGACAACCAAGCGGTTTTAGAAGACGTGGGACATTTGTCCACCATAGGAGTGGGACATTTGTCCGGACATTCGTCCACCAGAGATAGAGATAGAGATAGAGATAGAGATAGAGATAGAAAAGAGATAGAAGAAGTAGAGAATAGAAAGCTATCTTCTGCTGCTGATAAATCAGATTTCAATATCTTTGACTATTATCAAAATCGAATCGGTCTATTAGATGGTTTCCAACTTCAACAGATTGAAGCCTATCAAGCTATTGATGGATTAGAGCCAGATTTAATCAAAATAGCCATTGATAAAGCTGCTGACAATTCCAAACGCTCTTTTGGCTATGTCAACTCTATCTTGAAATCTTGGGCACAGAATGGAATTAAAACCGTAGCCCAACAGCGAGAGGAACAGAATAGTTTCCAATCCAATAAACCAAATAGCGATAAACCAAAATTTGGTCCAGCTTGTAGCAAATACTAGAGGTGATGCTTATGAGTTTAGAACAAACAGCCAAGCAAATGCGCAAGCAGTATATGACGGTTAGCGATAAATACTGCGACAAGCACCAAAGGCACTATGTCACGATTCAGTTTCCGAACTCAAAACCCTACACAGTGTGTGAGCTGTGCCACAGGGAAGAACAAGATCAACAGAACGCTATCAAAGCACAAGAGCAGTACGAACGAGAGCAAGAGCAGAAACGCTTGTACTTCCTCAAAGATTTCAGCTTGCTGGATGACGATTTGAAAAACGCTAGTTTTGACAATTACAAGGCAGTAACCAGAGAACAGAAAGAAGACTTGAAGAATGTCAGAAATCAACTTAAAGGCTATCTTGACGGTCAAGGCTACAACATTGTTTTGATTGGCGATACTGGAGTGGGCAAAAGCCACCTAGCATATTCAGCACTTAAAGCTTTGTCTGATCACACGAAAAAGATGGGGCTATTCATCAACGTGGTTGACCTATTAGCCAAAATCAAAGAGGATTTCAGTCTTGAAGCTGAATATATCAGACGCATTTCGGAAGCTGAATGGCTAGTGCTCGACGATTTAGGCACTGAAAAAGTGACAGAGTGGTCTAACGGTATCTTGTACAGCATTTTAAACAAGCGTACCAAAACTATCATTACCACCAACCTAAGCCCACGAGACATCATGGGCGCTTATGGAAAGCGTGTCTATTCTCGAGTTTTCAAGAAGACAGGACTTGGAACGACGAATGAGCATGTTTATCAGTTTAAGACACAACAAGATAAGAGGATGATGCTTTGACAGAAACGGAAGTAAAACTAAAACTCTTTGAAGACTACGAGCGTATTCATGGGCTTGTGTTTTCGAAAGAGCACAAACAGAAAATGATGGATGATTTAGATCTATATTCGTTCATCGAGAAAATCAATGAATATATGTATTTCGCTAAGAAATCAACGCAGATTTTTAGCGCACACTAAAGGAAGACAAGATATGACAAATCAACTACAAACACAAAACAAAAGGGATATTTCAACAGATACAAGCGCTTGGACGTTTCAAGATATCAAACGATACTACGACCCACAAGATTTGCTGACAGAAAAACAAGTTGGGCAAGCTTTGTCATTGATTAAAGGGCGAAATCTCAACCCATTGCTAAACGAGGTCTATATCGTAGCTTACAAAAAGAAAAATGGTGGGGCTGAATTTAGCTTAATCGTCTCAAAAGAAGCATTCTTGAAGCGCGCAGCACAAAACCCGAACTATGAAGGCTTTGAAGCCGGAGTGGTAGTTGTTGACGATTCTGGTGATATGGTAGAGCGAAAAGGGGCGCTGCTACTACCTAACGACACGCTCGTTGGTGGTTGGGCAAGAGTTTACCGCAAGAATTTCAAGGTTCCTGTAGAGGTTTTCGTTAGTCGTGAAGAATACGACAAAAAGCAAAGCGCTTGGAACGCTATGCCAGCTACCATGATTAGAAAAACCGCTCTTGTCAACGCCTTACGTGAAGCTTTTCCAGAGGATTTAGGAAATATGTACACTGAAGACGATGGCGGTGAAACATTCGACAGAATCAAAGATGTAACGCCACAAGAGACACAAGAGGACGTTAGAGCTCGTAAGTTAGCGCAAATCGAACAAATGAAGCAAGAACAAACGCATTTCCAACAAACAAGTGAAAGCAATTCTCAACCGGTTGCCAACTCACAAAACGAGCCAGTTCAAGGCGAACTTCTCGACTACTAACGAGGTGTGAATAATGCAAGAATTACAAGTTAATATTGAACAAGCCAAAGTTGAGATTGTAGGTCAAGAGGTTTTTGAAAAAGGAATTGCTGATGTAGTTGCTAAATATCAAAATTACACAGTCACCGCTGGCACCATTAAAGACGACAAGAAAATCTTGGCTGAATTACGAAAATTAACCAAGCAAATTTCAGACGAACGTATCAAAATCAAGAATGAGTTATCAAAACCAGCGACGGATTTTGAAAAATATATCAAGGAAACAGAGAAACCTCTTAAAAACATTATCAACCAAATCGCAAATGATGTGAAAGAGTTCGAAAACCATCAAAAAGCACTGAGATTGGACACGGTTAAAAGTTATTTAGCTAACAAAGCCAGCGACTATATGATTGACCCTCGTATTTTTGATGAAAAAGCAACGGAATACATCAAAAATGGCGATTTTATGGCGGACGGTGTAACTCTTAAAAAAGCGACTATGAAGGCATTAGATGACATGGTTACTTTTGAATATCAAAAGCAAGAGGAACTCAAGAAAGCCACTCAATCCATATCTGGGCTCTGTTCAGAATACGGAATGACCGACCAACCGTATATCCGCATGCTTCAAAATCTGACATTGGCAGAGGTGTTAGATCAGATTCGTTCAGACCATGCTTTTGAATTGCAAAAACAAGAAGCTGAGCGCCAAAGACAAGAACAAGAAGCATTGCGACAAGCTGAGTTGCAAAATCAAAAAGAAAAGATTGCAGAAACGAAACCAACGGCATTAGTTGTCGATTCAGAAACAGGCGAAATTATCGAAAACACGCCAATAACCGAGGAAGCCAACACCCCAGAGCCAAAACGTTATCGCCAAAAAATGACACTTGAAGTCTACTTTGAAGATTCAGACGACAAAGACAGATTCAAGCGCCTGCTTAGCGAAAACGGATGGGAATACAAACAAAACTACACCGTCAGCGGCTATCAAAACATAGCTAGTGTGAGTGAAGAAGAACTGAAAACACATTTAAGTTAATGTCAGATTCAAAGATCTAAAGAACCAAAAAAATTCTAGGAGAAAATCAATGATCAATAATGTCGTGCTAGTTGGAAGAACAACCAAAGACCCAGAGCTACGCTATACGCCTAGCAACATCGCAGTAGCTACATTTAGCCTAGCTGTTAACCGTAACTTTAAAGATGCTAACGGCGAGCGTGAAACGGACTTTATCAACTGTGTTATCTGGCGTCAGCAAGCTGAGAATTTGGCTAACTGGGCTAAAAAAGGGGCGTTGATTGGAATTACTGGACGTATTCAGACCCGGAGCTACGAGAATCAGCAAGGTCAACGGGTGTATGTGACTGAGGTAGTCGCTGAGAATTTCCAAATGTTGGAGAGCTGTGCAGCGCGTGAAGGTAGTAATGCCAATCAAGGCAATACATCGGGAGCGTTTGGCAATGGCAACGGCTATGCTGGGCCTTATGGTCAGCAAGCACCGCAACAGCAAGCACCGCAACAGCAAGGGCCAAACTTTGCGAGGGATAGCAACCCATACGGGAACTCAAACCCTATGGACATCAGTGATGCTGATTTGCCGTTCTGAGGTTGAAGCATGAAAATGACTTTAAATATCGAACCAAAACCGCAAACAAGGCCACGATTTAGCAAGTTTGGAACTTATGAAGACCCAAAAATGAAAGCGTGGCGCCGTCAATGCTCTCAACTTATCGAGCAAGAATACGACGGACAATTTTTTGACGGTCCGATTATGGTTGATGTCACATTCTACATGAAAGCTCCGCTGAACGTATCAAAAAAGCCTACACCAAAGGCTAGAGCTAAAACGTGGGATGCATTCAAGAAATTCATGGATGAAAGACTTTGGCATTCCAGAAAGCCTGATATTGACAATCTGGTCAAAGCATTGTTCGATAGCATCTCAACCGCTGGATTTAACAAGGTTGATAAGAAGGGTATCGTCTGGACGGATGATAGTATCGTTTGTGGTTTAATAGCTCGCAAGAAGTACAGCCCTAATCCACGCATTGAATTAGAAATTAAGGAAATGGGATGAACAGCAGATATAAAGACAAGCTAGTCGGTGTATACGCTCCGAGCAGTTATGGGCACACAAGCATATTAGGTCAAACGCAAGAGTTTTCGAGATGGTTCTGGGCTAATCGTAAGGACATGGAGCTTATCAGCGTTAAGTTAGGTATCGACGTAAAAAAGCTAAATCGTATACTGACACTAGAGCAATTACCAGACGCAGAATTACTAGCAAGGATGGTGGAATTATGCAAGCCAAAGAGTTCGCATTGTACAAAGGTGAAGAACTAATAGCAATGGGCACCAAGCGTGAGATAGCAGAACAGTTAGGTGTGTCAGTAAACACCGTTGGTTACTACGGTACGCCAGTGTATGCAAGGCGTACGAGCGAAAGCAAAGGAAGGAGATTGGTTGAACTATGAAATATAAAGTAGTCGTGTACTACGACAATATGCCAGACAGTGAGCATATCTTTAATAACAAGAATGACGCGATCAACGAGCTACATCGTTTGCGTGGTGTTAAATATCGCAATTCAAGAATGTATACAGTGGAGATGGAAGAATGCAGTGGGTAGTGAGAGCGGCACGCAACATGGATGATGTGAAAGAGTGCTATTTCACTGACAAAGAAAAAGCACTGGAACGCATGGAAATATTGAAGCGTTTAAGTTTGGCAGTGGATGATGCCACTGTTTGGATGGAGGAAATTGATGATGATGACTAGAAATGAAGCAGTACAGAAACTGGCAACAGCAGGACGCCTTTCAATAGCCCACGCTGAAGACTTATATGACTCATTCTTCCCTAAGCCAGTAATTCCCTACTATATTGCAGACTTCCCTAAGCCAGTAATTCCCTACTATATTGCAGATTATCTTGAAAAGGTGAAGAGTGAGGGTGATCTTACGGTGGTAGGAGCTGTAAACGAAGCACCAGACGGACGAGTTGGTGATTGGTTGTTTTTAGAAAGAGTGAACATCTTTGCTCAAGCGTGGGTTAACGGGTATAAAGTCGAGGGCGAACCTAAATATACAGTTGAGTTTAAAGGGATTGACGACAATTACAAGTTTTTGAACTATGGTACATCTTTTAAAGACTGGACTTTTGATGATGGTAAAGGCGCGAAGGGGGTAAGAGTAGCCCACACCCGCAAAGAGCTAGAAGCGAACGGTTTTGGTTGGGTGTTCGATTGCCCAGGCGTGGAAGTTAAGGAGGTGGAATAGGTGAACAGACTTAAAGAGTTACGGAAATCACAGAAAATGACAAGAGTTGAGTTGGCCGAGAAAATTGGGGTTACAAAACTGACCATTCTTAATTGGGAACATGGCACCCATGAAATCAAAGGGAGCAACGCTAAGAAGTTAGCTGACCATTTCAATGTATCAATCCCTTACTTACTAGGCTACGACACAAATAACACATTCTCAGAGTTAATCGACAAAGTCAACGAATGGGCTACCAGTCACGGGTTGGACAAGAGCAATCCCAAAACTCAATGGATGAAAGTCACGGAAGAAGTCGGGGAAATCAGAGACGTATTTCTGAGACCGTCTGATTTCGAAAACCCAGAATGGTCATTAAAAGATGCTATAGGGGACTCGATTGTGACGCTGATTGTTCTATGTCTACAATTAGGGTACGACGTGGAAGAGTGCCTCACAATTGCTTATAACGACATTAAAGACAGAAAAGGAGTGATGATTGATGACAACTTTGTCAAGGAAACCAAAAAGAGATAACCAACTAGGCATAGCTACTGCACTACTGGTTATCTCCCTAGCCATCAACATTGGTACAGTAATCAGCGTGGTCAATCGCCCGGTAGAAGCTATCGTGGTGCACAAGGCCGATAACGCCACTGTACTGCATGGGAAGATTACCGGCAAGGAAATGGTCGGGAAGCTATACACGCTCGATTGTGGGGCTTACGGTAAATTTCTTGTCAGCAAGGAACAATACGATGCGGTAAATGTTGGGGATGATATCCCTAGCTATTTGAGAGGGCGTGGGAGCTAATGAACAAACGACAACGAAAGAAATCAGTAATGAGAAACATCTCAAAACTTTATGATGTGGCTTTTGAACGAGAGCGTTTTAGAAGAGACGTAGCTATTGTTTGTGGTAGAGGCGCTCGTGGGCAAAGAACGCTTACAACAATGCATGTTAAGAGCCAGCGATATGAATTTAGCCCATACGAAACTATGGGTATATCGTTAGAAGGGTATGTCGTTGATCGCAAAGTGATATAGGAGCGGAACTCATGAGCGTGAGATACAAATATTCCGGACTGACACCAGAATTATATCAACGGCTGGTCAGTGAACATGCGGCACTTAGAAAAACACACAAAAAAGGCTCTTATAAGCAGTTCTTTCAAGATGTCAAACAGTGCAGTGAAGCACAAGCACGTATCATTTACCAAGCGTTTAATAGTGCAGTCGTTGAACGTGCGAGGATATCTCCACAAACTGTCGATAGACTAGAAGGCATTATCTCCGATGAATTATTCGACGACCTTCAAGATTATCTGTCTACTAATTACACAAGGGGCAAAACCACGCGCCCAGTGTTGGAGAAAACCAACGCAGGACTGCCAGAGGAACTGTTCAAACGATTCCAAGAGGAAGTGGAAGGATTACGCAAGGAACACCCTAATAACCTAAACAACTACATTAGAGGGGTTAAAGGGTGCGACCAGAAAACAGCTAACAAAACCCAAAACGCCCTCAATCTGTGCTATGTTGAGAAAGCTGCGCTAACACCATTGAAGGCGGTTCAAATGGAAGGAATGCTATCAAGAGAGCTATTCAGCGAGATTATTGATTATGTATTCAATAACTATGAATGGAGCGAGAGATTGGACAATGAAGTTGACCGCATCATTCTTAAATATAGAACTAAGGGCAAGGTAGGTCGTGATAAAGCAACGGTCAGAAAAGCCCTATATACAGCCTATGCGTTAGGCGTGTAGCTAGAACGGTTTACGAGGGTTCGACTCCCTCACTAGCTATTGTCTGTCAAAATATCCAAGAGACACTTTTTCGACACGAGCAAGCTGACAGACCTTGACACCAAAAATCCAGTAAATAATAAGTTATAGAATCGAGGAATCCTTTTTTATTTTGTTACCCTAGCCTTTGCATTACTGGTGGCAAGACTAAATCTAACGTATGGGAGGTGATAGCCTAATCCTTCTTTATTCTTGTAAATAAAAAAAGACCCAGACTAATGCCTAGGACTGTTCAAACGCTAATAACAACATTATACCATAAAGGAATGTAATTTATGAGAACAGTGGAACGGCTGCAACAAATAAAAGCATTAGACAGGTACATTGACAGTCAGATAGAACAGATTAAACGCTTAGAATCACAAGCCCTTAAAGTAACAGCTGGTGCTATGCAAACAGACATGGTCCAAGGTGGTAAGCGTAAGGGCAAGGATGATATCTATGTAGAACTTATGACGGCTAGGGAGGAAGTGGAACGTTTCACGGCCGAGGCTGTCAAACAGAAACTAGAGTTTCGCCGGCAGATAGCAAACGTGGGGGATATAGATGCTAGGTCCCTACTCCAAATGGTATACATAGACCAGCTAGATATCTGGCAGATATGTGATCGCATGGGCTTTAGTAAGGCCACCTACTATGTCAAACTTAGACAGGCTGAGAAGTATTTGGACTAATCTATAGTGGTATATACCAATCCATACTGCATCATACTTACGACGTGGTAATATAGTATTATCAACTTAGAAGGACACAGCAGTGTTCTTCTTTTACTTTATATCTGAAAGGAGGTATGCCAATGCCGATGGTCAGACGATGTAAGGCAGAGGGGTGCCGTGCCTTAACAGAGAGACCAGCACACTACTGCACCACACATAGCAGTATGGAAGCAGCATACATAGAGGAACGACAGAGATACTCACGTACTAGATACAACAAGCGAGTAAGGAACCGAGATGATGAGAGCAAGGAACGGTATGCGTTCTATCGTTCAAAGACTTGGTCTTCTATTCGTAAGATAGCTTTGGAACGTGACAACTATCTATGTCAGTACTGTCTAGCGTTGGGTGTGACCACACCAGACGCACGCATAGGCGACCACGTTACACCCGTTGAAATTGCGCCAGAACTTAGGACTGAAATTTCAAACGTGGTAGCAACGTGCAGAAGCTGCGATAACACCAAGCGGACACTAGAACAAGAAATCTATGGTACTGGTCAAAATAGGACGAAACAGAACACGGAGCTACGACTTTCCGTGACAGCGTGGGCAGGTTTAATAGCCCGGAAAAAGAGGACGTTAAACCCCTTCTAATAAGCCCATAGCACGATTTTATAATAAGGGGTGGTATAATAACCCTCGACACGATTTAAAATTGACCCCCCGCCCCCTTCTCGTGCCAAGGAGAGCCGCCACAAGGTGTCTTCTTGTATCGCACGCCAATTTTGAGGGTTTTTAAGCGGTGTCATAATTGAAAATAGAAAGGAGGGTGCGATGTGGTCAAGAATCCATACTTCAAACAAAATTCGGGGCGTTTACCCACGGACCCTCCGAACTACTTAGGTACGGTGGCTAGAGAGACTTGGCGCAAAATCATTCCGTTTTTAGAAGCAACAGAAAAGGTCGAGCGTATCGATACATTTCTAGTGGAAACCTACTGTACTAACTACGAAATTTACAAAAAAGCCTATGAGGATGTCAAAGAAAACGGTATCCAAACCGAAATTAAAAAAGTTATCCAAGCACAAGGCAGTGGCGAGATTCTAGGCGAGCAGTCGATGGGATTTAGAAAAAACCCGGCCGTTGCTACGATGAAAGATGCCACTGAAACCCTTAATAAAATAGGTATTCAGCTAGGTCTGACACCTAAAGGCCGGGCAGAATTGGCAGAAATAGCCGGAAGTCAAGCGGATAATTCTTCGATGAAAGATAAAATGGCAGCATTCTTTAAATAAAGGAGGTGAAACATGCAAAAGATTGATTTAACCAAGTCAAAAGATGTAATCGGTGCTTATAAAAGCATCGATTTTTCTTATGAGCGAAAAACTTACACTGATTATGGCACACAATACTGTTTTGATGTGCTGGATGGCAAGATTGTCGCTGGCTACAATATTCAATTAGCATGTTTTAGACACCTACGAGACTTGCAACGACAAGGGGACAGTGATTTCCCTTATGTCTACTCAGTCGAAGCGTTTAACCGTTTCTTGAAATTCCTATCATTGGTACCCAACGTTGATGATCTAAGCCAAAAGCTAGAGCCTATGGATTGGCAGTATTTCATATTTGCTCAACTTTTTGCATGGTTTGACTTGGACAATGTTCCGAGGTTTTCAAACATCATCATTTCCATTGCTCGTTCGCAAGGGAAGACGATGATAGCTGGTATTTGTCTTAATTTCTCTTATCTAATTGAGATTATCGGACAAAGTAACCAAGATTTTCTTGTTAGCTCGTTAAACTTCGACCAAACGATGAAGCTATACACTTATGTTAAATCTATGATGGCTAGAATCATAGAGAATGAGCCGTTTAAGTCGCTAGCAGAAGAAACACAAGTCCAATTATATTCACGAGAAATTAAATCTCTCGTAGATGCCAATACTATTCATACAATCTCGTTTGAATCTGGTAAGTTTGACGGTAAACACTTTAAACTAGCCGTGGCGGATGAGGTCGGAGAACTTAGAACGGATGAAGGTATTTCTAAAATCACATCCGGGCAAGTTAATACTGAGGGCTCACGCTTTATTGAGATTTCAACATCTTACCAAACGCCCGATGTGCCATTCCACCAAGAACAAAAGAAACTTATTGAAATCATGGAACGTGATTTTGATAGGTCTGGTGATGACCAGTTATGTTTAATCTGGTCGCAAGATAACTTGGAAGAAGTCTTTAAACCAGAAACGTGGTCAAAAAGTAACCCGTTGCTTAACCATCCGAAACTAAAGGATGGCTTGATGAAAGGGCTACTTTCCGAGCGTGATAAAAAGCTACTCATGGGAAAACTAGCTGATTTCCAAGTTAAGAACATGAATTGCTGGTTACTAGCTGACAGTAATAGCTTTCTTGATTTAGACGACATTGAGAATGCAGTCGTTGATAAATTTGATATCAAGGGCAAGCGTGTATATGTCGGGCTGGATGCTTCAATGTTTAGCGATAACACGGCTATCGGCTTTGTTTATCCGTATGTCGATGAAGATGGCGGCCAGAAATGGCACATCGAACAGCACAGTTTTATCCCGTGGCAACAAGCGGGTTCGTTAGAAGCTAAGATGGAACAAGACGGTGTTAATTATCGTGACTTGGAAACAAAGGGCTTTTGTACGATTACGAGCCACCCACAAGGCCTTATCAATCCAGAGGAAGTCTATCGCTGGTTTGTAGATTATGTAGAGGATAATCAACTTGATGTGGTCTTTTTCGGCTACGATGCTATGGGAGTATCAAAGATCATCAAGGCGTTGGAATCTAACACTAGTTTCCCAATGATGCCTATTAGACAGCGTACAAGTGAGCTGAAAGACCCTACCAAATTCCTTCAAACGCTCTTTATTGAGGGTAATATCACCCGTTTAGATGACGAAATCATACGTAAAGCCTTGATAAATGCGGTAATTAAAGAGGATAACATCGGTATTCAAGTCGATAAAATGAAATCTACTTACAAAATTGACGTGGTGGATGCCCTCATAGATGCGTTTTATGATGGTATGTATGCGTTCGAAGACTACGCTATTACCAACAATCCGACATGGAAGGTAGAACACATGAGTCAAGAGGCCGTTTTAAATTGGCTAAAAAACCCAGATAGTGGGCTATTAGAGGAGTATTAATACATGATTTTAAAGTTTTTTAAGGCAATTTGGGCTGTTTTTGACATTTTGATGTTCATTTTAGCTGCAATTTCGCTTAATGTGACCACTTACCACATTGGCTATGTGTGGTTCGGTGTTAGTATGACAATCACATTCGTACTAGCTGGGCTAGTGAGTGAATTGGCTAGCAAGAAAGGCTAGAAAGGAGGTGATAATAATTGCCGATATTTAATTTAGCAACCGAAAGCCCACCAAGTAACCAAGGGGGATTTTTTGATATTACTGATCCAGAGTTTTTAGCAACCTTGAATGGTAGTGGGTGGGTTTCAGCCGAGACTGCTCTTAAAAATTCGGATTTATTCTCTATTATCAGCCAGTTATCCAACGACCTTGCGACTGCAAAGCTAACAACTAGTCGGAAACAAATGCAAGGCATTGTGGATAACCCATCAAACAATGCTAACCGCTTTAATTTTTATCAGTCTATCTTTGCTCAAATGCTTTTGGGTGGGGAAGCTTTTGCTTATCGATGGCGTAATGACAATGGGCGTGATATGAAGTGGGAGTATTTGAGACCATCACAAGTCACATTTAACCGTTTGGACAACCAAAACGGGCTTTACTATAACATCACTTTTGATGATCCACGCATTCCACCAAAGCAGCATGTTCCGCAAAGCGACATCTTACACTTTAGATTGCTATCAGTGGATGGTGGTTTGACAAGCGTAAGTCCTTTGATGGCGCTGGGTAGAGAATTGGATATTCAGAAAGCCAGTGATAAGCTAACGCTTAACTCTCTTAAGAACGCCCTAAACGCCAATGGTATTTTGAAAATCAAAGGCGGTGGTTTGCTCGACTTTAAAACCAAGGTCTCACGCTCACGACAAGCAATGAAGCAAATGCAAGGTGGTCCGTTGGTACTGGACGATTTAGAGGACTTCACACCTCTTGAAATCAAGTCCAACGTGGCCCAACTACTTAAGCAAGCGGACTGGACGACCGGACAATTTGCAAAAGTCTACGGTATCCCAGAGAACGTTGTCGGAGGACAAGGAGACCAACAGTCTTCACTAGAAATGAGCTCAAACGTCTATTCTAAAGCAGTAGTACGCTATTTGAGACCATTTCTCAGTGAGTTATCTCAGAAACTTTCATGCGATGTGGATGCAGATATTTTTCCAGCGGTTGACCCGACTGGTGCTAACTATATCAGCCGTATCAATAGCATGGTCAAAAGTGGCACGCTCGCACAGAATCAAGGCTTGTATATTTTGCAACAAGCTGAAATTCTGCCTAAAGAGTTACCAGAGGGTAAAAACCCTAACCGTACCACATTGAAAGGAGGTGAGATAAATGGGCAAGATTGACATTAAAGGCGACATTGTAAGCGATGATGCTGGGGCATTCTATGAATACTTTGGCATGTCTAGCACCTATCCTAAATTGGTACAAGAAGCCATCGCTAACGATGAAGACGAAGAAATTACGCTTAATATTGCATCAAATGGTGGTGATGTATTTGCAGCTAGCGAAATCTATACAATGCTTAAAGCTAGTGGCAAGCGTATTGTAGTTAATGTACAAGGGCTTGCGGCTAGTGCTGCGAGTGTCATTTCTATGGCTGGCGATACTGTTCGTATCAGTCCAACGGCGCATATCATGATCCATAAGGCGTCAACTGGTATCGTTGGTAATAGCGACGACTTGGAACATCAATCAGCGGTATTGAATAGCATTGATGAATCTATTGCTTTGGCGTATGAAATGAAGACTGGTCTTAAACAACCAGAATTACTTGATCTCATGGCTAAAGAGACATGGCTTAATGCTAAAACTGCCGTTGATAAAGGCTTTGCGGATGAAATCATGTTTTTCGATGATGATGAAGAAGAAATCATGGTTACTAATGCCGTACATCAACTACCAAGCAAATCAGCAATCACTAAATTTAAGAATATGATTGCGACGCCAAAAACCAATTCATTGCGTGAGCAGAAATTGGCGATTTTACTTGAAAAATGAAAGGAAGATGATTGATGAAAACATCAAACGAATTGCATGACCTTTGGGTTGCACAAGGCGACAAGGTCGAAAACTTGAATGAAAAACTTAACGTAGCTATGCTTGATGATTCAGTTACCGCTGAAGAATTGCAAGCTATTAAAAACGAGCGTGACACTGCCAAAATGAAGCGTGACATGTTCAAAGAACAATATACTGAAGCTCGTGCTAGTGAAGTTGCAAACATGTCTGAAGAAGACAAGAAACCATTGACTGAAAACGAAGAAGAAGTTAAAGCTTCTTTTGTTAAAGACTTTAAAAACCTTGTTCGTGGTCGTTACCAAAACTTGCTCGATTCTAAAACAGACGGAACTGGTGCTGATGCTGGCTTGACTATCCCACAAGATATTCGTACAGCTATCAATACCTTGGTTCGTCAATACGATTCATTGCAAGAGTATGTAAATGTTGAAAACGTAACTACTCTTACTGGTTCTCGTGTTTACGAAAAATGGGCTGAAATTACTGGCCTTTCTAAACTCGATGACGAAGCTGGACAAATCGGTGCTAATGATGATCCAAAACTTTCTCTTATCCGCTACGCTATCAAACGCTATGCTGGTATCTCAACAGTAACCAACAGCTTGCTTGCTGATTCTGCTGAAAATATCCTTGCATGGTTGTCTGGTTGGATTGCCAAGAAGGTTGTCGTTACTCGTAACAAAGCTATCTTGGATGTTATCGCTACCCTTCCAACTAAACCAACATTGGCTAAATGGGATGACATCATTGACCTTGAAGCTAAAGTTGACCCAGCTATCAAACAAACTTCATTCTTCTTGACCAACACTTCTGGCTTTACTGCCCTTAAGAAAGTTAAGAACGCAATGGGTGATTACCTCATGGAACGTGATGTGAAATCACCAACTGGCTACTCAATCGATGGATTCTCAGTTAAAGAAGTTTCTGACCGCTGGCTTGCTAATGGCACTGGTGGAGCTATGCCACTTTACTTTGGTGACTTGAAACAAGCAGTAACACTCTTTGACCGTCAACACTTGTCACTACTTTCAACTAACATCGGTGGTGGAGCATTCGAAACTGATACTACTAAAGTACGTGTTATTGACCGTTTTGATGTTGTTAAAACTGATGAAGAAGCGTTTGTTCCAGCGTCATTCAAAGCAATCGCTGACCAAAAAGCTAATCTTACACCAGGAGCTTAATTTAGGAGGTAAGTAATGAGTGTATCTAAGGAAACTATCATGCAGACCCTCAATCTGGATGAGACAGACGACACTGCACTCATTCCAGCTTACATTGAATCAGCTCAACAGTATATTATCAACGCAGTCGGTAATGACCCAAAATTCTACGACCTCGATAGCGTGGAATCTTTGTTTGACACGGCTGTAATAGCCCTAACAAGCACTTATTTCACATACCGGGTGGCTTTAACTGATACGGTGACTTATCCGATTAACCTAACTTTAAATAGCATAATCGGACAATTAAGGGGCTTATACGCAACGTATAGCGAGGAAAGAGGTGACTAATGGCTAAAGTTAGATACTTACCCTCAGACTTTCGTTTCAAGGCTGATTTTGGCACTTATCAAAGCACTCCCAATAAGTTTACGGGCGTTAACGTACCAAAGTTTGTGAAACAGTTTACGTTGCATTACAAACCCCACACTCGCACTCTCAATCAAGAGTATTTAGCTCAACAGCATGGTGAAACCGATACAAAAGTTATCGTTATTCGTCATAATGCCAAAGTGGTCGAAGGTCAAGTGGCTGTTTTAAACGGCACTCAGTATGACATCGTGCGAGTTAGTCCAAACGAAAACTTTGGTCTTAATCGCTACGACTTTCTGACTTTGAGAAAGCGCAAGAAAGTTGGGTGATGGCTTATGGTAGGGCTTGATAAGGCGCTAGAGGGTTGGCTTGAAACAGTAGCCAGTATTGGCGATTTAACACCAGCGGAACAAGCTAAGATTACCACCGCTGGCGCAAAGGTGTTTCAAAAGGAGTTAGAAGATGTAACCCGTGAGAAGCACTACTCAAATAAGAAACATTTGAAGTATGGGCACATGGCTGACGGTTTATCTGTCCAGTCCACTAATGCGGACGGCAGAAATAACGGTGTGGCAACAGTGGGATGGAAGAATAACTACCACGCACAAAATGCCAGACGATTAAATGACGGCACTAAGAAATACCGTGCTGATCATTTCGTTACCAATGTCCAAAACGATAGCACCGTACAGAAAAAGGTGCTATTGGCAGAAAAAGCGGAGTATGAAAAACTCATTCGCAAGAAAGGAGGAAAGTGATTAAGTGTTAGCAACCGTAAAACTAAAAGAGCTAATCGATGGCAAAGAATTTGGTGAAATAAGCGAAGTGTACGCAAACAACTTGCCGAAAGAGCTCGAAGAAAATACCGATAAGACAATCGTTTTGCTCACCGAAAGCAATCCATCCCTTGACTTAAGCGGAAACAATACCTTTTTCAGTAAAACAGATAGAGTAGAAGTCCAGATTTTCTACAAGGCTGATATCGATTTTGATATTGAAGCCTTTGAAATGGAATTGCTAAAATTCCTAAAATCTGAACACTACTCAATTACAGACATGAGAGAACATAGTATAGACCCCGATACATTGCAGATTACGGCGGTCTTTTTTGTTGCCCTCGATAAATTAATTTAACAAAGGAGAAATTACTATATGGCAATTGTAGGTTTGAAAATGGTTCGACTTGCTTTGGTTGACCCTAAAACCCAAAAACTACTTAAAGGTGCTGACGGCCTTTCAACAGACGGCGTGATTGAAGTTGATTCAGCTATGCTTGGTACTCGTACCGCTAATATTTCCAACTTGGAAGGTCAAGCAACTAAAATTCCTGGGAACAACTCAGTGCAAGACGTTATGATTGCACCCGGTTCACCAACAGTAGCATTTGACTTCAATAACCTTGATTTCGAAATCAAACAGAAAATGCTTGGTTTCAAACCAGACGGCAAGGGTGGTTACGTGATGGATGGTGAAAAACCACACACAGCGGTATTGATTGAGTCTGAAACACTTGACCGCAAACACTCAGTATTCTTTGGTTTTGCTAACGGTATCATGCAAGAATCAACTCAAAACGTTGCAACAGATACCGATACTGCACAAACTCGTCAAGACGATAACATGACATTCAATGCCTTGTCAGCGACTGCGTTCGGTGGTGAGCCTTACAAGAAATACTATTCTGGAGCATCTACGTTTGATAAAACAAATATGTTCAAAGAAGTATTCGGGGGTTATGCCCTTCCTGCTGCATCAAATAGTATTTAATAATTCGCAAGAGGTCGGGCTCATGGCCTGACCTCTATTTTTGTTAAAAAGGAGTAAAGACACAATGGAAATCAGAACTATTCAAATTCCGGAAATCAGTAAGAAAGCATTTAAGGTAACAACAAGCAACCGCAATGTCTTGCGTATGCACGAATACCAACTTGCCGTGCTTAAGATTAGCGATACTGTCGAAGACGGCAACACACAAGAGCAAGCACAAGCAAGCTTCACAATTCTCAAAGAAATGCTTGGTTTCATCCGTGCCGTTCTCAACTTGGATGATGAAGCCTATGACAAATTACTTGATTTGGACAATGAACGTACACAAGAGATTGCCGAAAAATTAGTCGGTTATATGTATGGCTTGACGGACGAACAGCTTGAAAATGCCGCCGGTGAAACTGACCCAAAAGAGTAAAGTCTAAAGGCGAACAGATTTTTGATTTAGAAAATCGCATTGAAGATTTGAAAATCATTGCTAAAAAATCAATCCAAGGGTTTGGGTGGACACTAGATCAGTATTACGACACTGATTATTACGAGTTGATGAAAATCTTAAATGCCAAAGAGGAAGAAGATAGAATGGTTGACCCAACATCTTTACTCTAAATATTTAAGGAAAGGAGGAAAAAACATACATGGCAAAAGTACAAGCTACCATGTCCACGGAAATCGCCTTAGACACGTTACAAGCGGCTAACTCGATTAAGCGGTTAACTCAGTTAGTCAACAGCTCTACAAACGCATGGAAGGCACAAGAAAGCCAAATGCGTAGCGCTGGTGACTATTTAGGAGCAGCACAAGCTAAGTACGATGGTTTGGGTAATGCTATCCAAAATCAACAACACAAGATTGAGAAACTGAAGCAAGAACAGTCTCAACTTAAAGGAAGTACCGCTGAAACCGCTGAACAGTACCTTAAATACCAACAACAGATTGACCAAGCGACAACACGTTTGGCATCGTTGGAAAACCAACAGCGTCAAGCTAAGAATAGCCTAGATTATCATAGGTCAGGGCTTTCTGAATTGCAACGTGAGTACAAAGCCCAAAACGAAGCCTCAGACACTTACATTAAGCGTCTTAAGGCAGAGGGCAAGGAAGACGAAGCTAGACAAGAACAGCTTAAGCAATACAAGGGCTCGATTACTAATTTAAATAAACAGTATGAGACCCAAAAAGAGATGCTTGAGCGTGTCGCTAAACAGTCTGGTAAGACCAGCGATGAATACCGCAAGCAAAAGCAACGTTTAGACGAAACAGCAACCAGTCTAGCACATACTAGAAATGCTGCTGACAAGCTGAATGATGAAATTGAGCAAAGTCAACGCTCTAGTTCTTTCATTGGCCGCTTAAAGGATAGCTTTAAACGCTTAGGAAGTGAAGTCAGTGAGACTGAACATAAAACCTCACGCTTAAAGGGCATCTTTGGGGCTACGTTTGCGGCTAACCTAATCAGTAACGGTTTCCAGAATGCGTTGGGAGCTATCAAAGGTAAATTTGACGAAATCGCACAATCTAGTGCCGAATATGTTAAATACCAACAAACCATGAACGCCACTTGGTTGACCTTGACGGGTAATGCTGAAGAAGGCAAAAAGATGGTCGATATGACCAACCAAATGGCACAAGCTGCGGCTAACTCGACTGAAATGGTTGATGGCATGAACCAAAAATTCTATGCCGTTACTCACAACACCGAGTTAACCAAACAACAAACGCAAGCTATCTTGACATTGCAAGACGCATTCGGTCAAACGGATGCAGCGGTTGAAAATTTCGCCACACAGTGGGCACAAATGATTGCTAATGGTAAGGTTCAAGGGCAAGACATGATGTCAATCATCAATGTCTTCCCGGAAATGAAAAACCAACTTAAAGAAGTAGCTGCACAAGAGCTTGGCATTGCAGACATGACTGCCGATAAATATGCGGAGCTCCAAAAAGATGGTAAGATTACCGCAGAGATGGCACAAAAAGCCTTGTTTGAGTTGCAAGACAAATACAAGGACGCTACGGCTAACTTCTCAACTACCATTGGTGGTCTTGAAAGAACTATCCAGTCTCGTATGCCGGCGGTGGTTGCAGCCTTCCGTGACCCAATAGATAAAATGAAAAACCCATTCTTACAACAGATTGGGGATTGGGTAGCTGACCCTAATACCGAAACCAAGTTTAAAGACTTAGGGGAGCACGTTTCTAAAGGTCTAGGCACTATCCTGGACGCCTTTTCTAAAGTCTTTAATCTCGGCGATGGGAAGGATAAGCTCAACGGCTTCATGGATGGTCTTAACAAGACTGTTGATAACGTTAGTAAAACCATTGCTAACAACGCTCCTAAGATTGTAGCCTTTTTCAAGGAAGTTAAAGACAGTCTTAAAGCAACGTGGAGCATCGGTAATGATTTTGGTGCTGGTGTCTGGGAAGTCGCCGTAGACATGATTAAAGGTGTCGCTGGTGCATTTAACCTCATGACTGGTAACGGTAAGAAGGCTAAAGGTCCAGTAACATCACTATCAAAGGCTTTAGGTGGTATTGCAGAACATAAGACGGCTATTAAAACAGTCGGTTCTTTGTTTGCTGCTTATTTTGTGGGTTCTAAGGTTGCTTTAGGTATTACGGCAGTCGTTAAAGGTATCCACGCTTGGCGGACGGCTACAGTCGGTATGACGGCAGCCCAAAAAGCAATGAACTTAGCAATGGCTTCCAATCCAATCGGTTTGATTGTGGTTGCGGTAACTACGGCTATCACTGCCCTAGTGTTGCTTTATAAGCACAACAAGAAATTCAAGGCTTTTGTGGATGGCATGTTTAGTGCTGCTAAAAAAGCCTTTGATAAGATTTTTAAAGTGACAAAAGAAATCTTTGGCAAGATTGTTGATTTCTTCAAAAAGGACTGGAAACAAGTCCTTTTATTTATTGCCAATCCAATTGCTGGGGCGTTTGCTTTAATCTATAAGCACAATAAGAAATTTAAGAAATTCGTTGATGGTATCGTTAAGAGTATCAAGGATGGTTTTTCTGGTGCTGCGAAATGGCTCGGTAAAACATGGGATGGCATGAAGAAGACCTGGACGGGTGCGATGGATTCAATGACCAAGAGCACTAAGAAAGGCTTAGAACAAACAAAGAACTATTTTACTGGTGGTGAAAAAGGTATTAAAGCCTTTACTAATACCGCTAAGAAATTGCTTGTTATCTCCAATCCAGTAGTATCTGGGTTTAAGTTGATGTACGAGCATAACAAGCCATTTAAGAAGTTTGTTGATAGCACAGTGGACCACGTTAAAGACATGGCGAAAGGCGTTGCAAAACACATGACTAATCTTAAGAAAGATTGGGGCGAAAAGTGGGACAATGTCAAGAAATTCGCATCTAAAACATGGGAAGGCATCAAGGGTAATGCTACTGAAGCCATGACTGCCCTTGGTAAAGATATCGACAAGCACCACAAGGGTATCAATAAGAACTGGTTTGATGGTTGGGAGAACTCTAAGAAATTCCTATCTAAAAAATGGGATGAAATCGGAGCGTTAACACAAGAGAAATTCGGTGTTAACATTACCAAGCTGATTACCGACGCATTGACTAACATTGCTAAGTTCTTCAAAGATACGTGGGACAACGTGAAAAAAGGCTTTGGCGAAATGTGGGACGGCATGAAAAAACTTGCCGGTGATGGTATTAATGCTGTCATTGCATTGCCCAATGCTGGTATCGATGGCATCAACAAACTGATTTCTGACTTTGGCGGTAGCAAAGAAGCTATCTCTAAAATTCCGAAAGTTAAGTTTGCCGGTGGTACTGGTATGTTTAGCTCATACCGAAACCCAATCACTAAGCCTACGCTTGCCACTCTAAACGATGGCTACGATAGCCCAGAGACAAACAACCAAGAAATGGTTATTTTGCCGAATGGTCAATCATTCTTGCCACAAGGTCGAAACGTTGAATATCTCTTGCCTGCCGGCTCAGAGGTAATTAATGCTAGTGAATTAGCTATGCTTATGGGCGTAGAACGTGGAGCGTTTGCTAAAGGTACTGGTTTCTGGTCTAAAATCTGGGATACTGCTACCAACGTAGCGGGCTCAGTCTGGGATACAATGAAGAACGGCGTTGACAAATTCATGAAAATGATTGAATTTGTGACCGATGTTGTCAAAGACCCAGTCGTATCATTAGCTAAGAAATTCAGCCCTAATGCTGATAAGTTAGCCGGTATGTTTAACCCACTCGGTAATGCGCTTTATAAGAAGCCTATCGAAGAAGCTAAAAACTGGTGGAAAGAGCTTTGGTCTATGGCTAACGCTTCAATGGATGAAGGCACCGTGGCAATGGGTGCTAAAGGTGACGACTACCGCTTCAAAGACAAAGCAAAAGACGCTGGGGCTGACCCGTGGGGTTACTTCTATCGTGAGTGTGTATCATTCGTTGCTAGTCGTTTGGCAAACCTCGGTGTTAATTCAAGCTTGTTTAGCTATCTCGGTAATGGTAATCAGTGGATTTCAGCTAAGGTGCCACACTTAAGCAGACCTAAACCGGGTACAGTAGCCGTCTACACTGGTGGACCTGTTTCAAGCAATCACGTTGACTTTGTAACAGCCGTTCATGGTGACACCTATGATGGTGAAGAATACAACTACGGTGGGAATGGTCAGTATCACCAATACGCCGGACGGCATATTTCAAACGCTGCTACCTTCCTTGATTTTGGTGTTCGAGACAGTGGAAGTAGCGGTGGTGATGATAGCAAACCGCTTAAGGACAGAAACAACCCGCTTCAAAGCTTAATTAAGCGCCAAGTCGGTGGCATGTTCGAATGGATTAAGAAAACCCTTGGCCCATTGTTAAGCCCAGCCGGTGGTGGTGAAGATGGTCCTCAAGGGTCTGGAGTTGAAAGATGGCGCAGTTCTGTTGTTAGAGCGTTGGAAGCTAACGGCATCGAAGCTAACAGTTTCCGTGTATCGAAGATTTTGGCAACTATCCAGCGTGAGTCTGGCGGTAATCCTAATGTTCAAAATAACTGGGATAGTAACGCAAGAGCTGGTACACCGTCTATTGGTTTGATGCAAACTATTCAGCCAACATTTGACGCTTACAAGCACGCAGGACATAACAATATCCGTAACGGATATGACAACTTGCTTGCTGCAATCAATTACATTAAACACCGCTACGGTACATCAGACGCAGCCTTTAACCGTGTAGCCGCTTATGGCTACGCTAACGGTGGTCTAGTCCACAAGAACGGTGTTTATGAGTTAGCTGAAGGCGACATGCCAGAATATGTCATTCCAACAGACATCGCTAAACGTGGTAGAGCGTGGCAACTACTCACTGAAGCAGTGGCACGATTTGCCGGCGATGCCCCACAAGGCAATCACGATAGCACTTCAGACCGTGAGCGTGTCTCTATGCTTGAAAGCAAATTAGATGTCATGATTGACCTACTCGGTCAATTGGTAACCAACGGTTCTAACCCAATCGAAGTTAGAAATATCATCGATGGTAGAAGTGTGTCAAACGGTCTAGCACCGTTCATGACTAAGGCAACAAACGATTACGAACGCAGACAAGCGTTGCTAGGAGGTAGCATTATTTGATAGGGATGTCAGTAACTTATGACGGTAAGAACTTAACCGAATTATTCAATGATGGGCAAGGGCGTACCGTTCCAGTAGATGTCACCAAGAATGTGGCAGCTAACTTCAATAACAACTATCAAGACCAAGGGCGTAGACGCTACGGCCAGCAATTCCTATATAGCACCTTGTCCGTCAAGCAAATTCAAGTATCGTTTACCCTAGTCGGAAACTACGACTACTTTAATACTATCGCTGAAACGCTAGGCGGGTATCTGAACGTAGATAAGCCTAAACCATTGATTTTCGGTGATGAACCTAACAAGGTTTGGGAAGCTATCCCGTCTGGTCAAGCGTCATTAACGGTTGATAAGAACACGGCACCGATTACCGCAACAGTGACGGTTACGTTTGATGTGCCAAAAAGCTACGGCGAAAACAAAGCACAAGCTCTTGTAAGTAGTGACGGTGAAACGAAATACGGCAGTATTAAGAAGGTTTCGACCGGACATTACAAGGCGACTTTGAAGAATTTTGGCACGGCTGAAACCTACCCAAACATTAAACTGAAATTCAACTCGGATAATGGGTGGGTCGGTGTTGTGAAATCGTCTACTGAAAGTTACGAAATCGGAAACCCTAATGAAGCTGACACCCAAAATGTAAAGCGTTCGGAAATATTGCTAGATTATCGAGACGAAAACGGCATTCGAAAAGGTTTTTCAAGTGGTTCAAAAAACAACGGTATTTTTAATGACAATAGTGCTGATTTAAACGGAACTCTTGGAATTGTCGATGTGTTTAATCGTCCAAATATCGCACTGACTTCAAGAGGAAACGGAAGTAAGTTTTTGCAAGGAAGTTCGATTTCATGGGATATTCCAATAGATTCGAATGGTGAAAGAGGTTCACTAAATGACTATATTTGGTGGAGACAAGTATTTTGGTTGGGATTGCCTAGCCAGTACGGATACCTCAAAATTTGTGTTTCCGATGACCAAGGAAGGTTTCTTTACGGCGTAGAGTCTAAGAAAAAAGAAAATGGCTTAGGTTGTGATTACAACATTATGGCTACTGATGGAAAAGGCAGTTATCAAATTATTGACAGTAGGCATTTTTTGGGGACACATTTAGATGAACATAACCCATTTAACGCACAACGTGGTTGGTCTGATATGGCACGTAGGGATGACGAATTAATTTTCTACTGGTGGGGTTCTTATTTAAAATATAAAGTACCTATTTTAAAAGGACGCAAATCAGCAAAAGTTAGTATTCTATTGTCTGGCGTTGGTCAGAGCCCGCTTGTAACTCACATGTATGTCGATAAATTTTGTTACCGCAAAGATTTCGTTAATGCTACCGAAGATATTCCCAACCGATTCGGGAAGGGCTCTATCCTTGAAATCGACATGGCAAAAGGTAAGACCTTTGTTGACAATTTACCAGCATCTAACGAGCTAACTTACTTATCCGAGCCGTTCAGTATCGGCACGGGTGAAACTGAAATCGACATCTACACATCTAGTTGGACAAGGACTGACCCAACGATTGAAATTACTTGGAAGGAGCGTTTTGTTTAATGCAAATTTGGATTCATGATAAAAACATGCGTAAGGTTTGTGCCCTAAACAATAACGTTCCTGGCATGTTGCCCTACTCTAACAGTCAATGGCACACTTATCTTGAATACTCAACCAGTACATTTGATTTTGCGATTCCAAAAATCGTAAACGGCAAACTGCATGATGATGTAAAATACATCAACGATCAAATGTACGTGTCATTTTACTACGATAACACCTACCACGTTTTCTATGTGCCGCAACTTATTGAGAACGACACGAGTTTTCAAGTCACTTGTAATAACACTAACTTGGAATTGGCAATGGAAAGTGCACGCCCTCTTGGTAGCAGTAATGGTGCTAAAAGTCTGGAGTGGTATCTTCAAAATCTCGACTTGCTAGGATTGGCTGGTTTGGAAATCGGCATTAACGAAGTTTCTGACAAAACAAGAACAATCACGTTTGATTCTCAACAAGGCACTAAACTTGAGCAATTACATAGCTTGATGAATCAGTTTGATGCTGAGTTTATCTTCCGAACAGAATTAAATAGAGATGGTACGTTAAAACGCTTTGTCATCGACATCTACCAACAACCAGATGAAAATCACCACGGTATTGGTAAGGTTAGAGGTGATGTCATCCTTTATTACCAAAACGGTCTAAAGGGTGTTCAAATTGCTAGCGATAAGACCCAACTCTTTAACGCTGGTTATTTTGTCGGTCAAGAGGGCACCAACCTTGTAAATGTCGAGTTTGAAGAAAAGAACGAATTAGGACAAGTAGAGTTCTACTCTAAAAAAGGTAGTCCGATGGTCTATGCTCCGCTATCGTTGGAAAAATATCCCTCAACGTTAAGAGACAGCGACTCAGATAGATGGACTCGTAAGGACTTCGAAACTGAGTACAAGGATGTCAATGCGCTTAAAGGCTACGCATTGCGTACTATTAAGCAATACGCTTACCCACTATTGACCTATACCGTTGATGCCCAATCGAGTTTCATTGAAAATTACAAGGACATTAACTTAGGCGACACTGTTAAAATCATCAACAACAACTTTAGGGATGGTCTAGCCCTCGAAGCTCGTGTATCTGAAATGGTAATCAGTTTCGACATGCCGTTGAATAATTCGGTTGTGTTTTCTAATTACCGAAAAATCGTTAATAAGCCATCGTCTGAGTTACAACAACGCATTGATGAAATCGCAGCTAGGGCCTTGCCGTATCGTGTCGAGATCACGACAACCAACGGGACAGCGTTCAAGAATGGCGTTGGTCGTTCTACCGTTCGTCCAGTCTTGAAACAAGGCGATAAGACGGTTAATGCTACATGGCGTTTCGTGATTGACGGTGAAATTAAATATGTCGGTATGACCTACGACATGGTAGCATCACAGATTACCCAACCGACAGCCTTGACGGTTTCGGCGTGGGTGGATAACAAAGAAGTAGCTTCAGAAGAAGTTACTTTTTTAAATGTGTCAGACGGTAAAAACGGTGCTAAAGGCGACCCCGGACCTAAAGGCGACAAAGGTGATAGAGGTAATGACGGTTTACCCGGTAAAAACGGTGTAGGTCTCAAATCTACCACTATTACTTATGGCATGAGCGACAACGAAACCACAATGCCTATGAGTTGGACGGCAAACCCACCTATTTTGGTAAAAGGTAAATACCTATGGACGAAAACACAATGGATGTATACAGACTTATCTAGCGAAACTGGATATCAGAAAACATACATCCCACAGAATGGTTCTAAAGGTGATGATGGTCTGCCGGGGAAAGATGGCGTTGGGCTAGTGAATACTACCTTACGTTATGCAAAATCTACGGACGGTGTGAATAAGCCGTCTGGGGTTGTGGTAGCAGCCTTAAATAATAAATACCAACCATCTAATTCAACCATAGACAACCTTGTCATGACTGGTCAGCGTGTTCGGTTGGAAGAGGGCAAGACTTACATCTTATCCGCTGAAACTAATGGTAGTTTCACCAATCAGCACGATACAACCACAAGTAGTAACAATGCTACGGTTTGGATTGTCAATCCTAGTTTTAGTACGTGGGCTATTATTTCTGATAGCAACACCACAAACGGTACACGATACACGCACAACCGCCCTACTGGAGAATATGAAATCCGTGTCAATACCTATGCCACAGATAATTCAGTATGGATTAAAAACATCGTATTTGAAGATGGTGTATGGTCCCCAGACATTCCAACGGTAAACCCCGGTGAATACTTATGGACAAGAACAACATGGTTCTACTCAGACGGTACGAGTGAGCAAGGTTTTTCTGTTGCCAAAATGGGCGAGCAAGGACCCAAGGGAGACCGTGGGAACGATGGGATACCAGGTAAAAATGGTATCGGTATTAGAAGCACTAGCGTCCTATATGGTCTATCTATGGCCGAAACCGTGCCACCAACGGCATGGTATCAAAACCCACCAGCATTAGTTAAGGGCCAATGGTTTTGGACAAAAACCGTCTGGACCTATACTGACAACACCACTGAAACAGGGTATCAAAAAACCTATGTAGCTAGAGATGGTAATGATGGTAACAACGGTATAGCCGGTAAAGATGGCGTTGGTATTCGTAGCACTACGATCACTTATGCGCAAGGTACGTCTGGCACAGCAGCACCGACAAGCGGTTGGAATAGTCAAGTGCCGAACGTGCCAGCCGGGCAGTATCTATGGACAAAGACAGTTTGGACTTACACCGATAATACGAATGAGACTGGCTATTCAGTTTCTAAAATCGGTGAGCAAGGGCCAAAAGGAAATGATGGTGCCAAGGGAGACCGTGGAGAGCAAGGGCCTAGAGGTTTACCGGGTGAACGTGGTCCACAAGGTTTGCAAGGTCCGCAAGGAATCCAAGGTATCCCCGGCGTTAAGGGTGCTGACGGTAAAACACAGTACACCCATATAGCCTACGCTGATACCGTTTCTGGTGGTGGTTTTAGTCAAACCGATACCAATAAACCATTTATCGGTATGTATCAAGATTTCAATGCTACGGATAGCCGAAACCCACAAGATTACCGATGGAGTAAATGGAAAGGTAGCGACGGACGGGATGGTATTCCCGGCAAGGCTGGAGCGGACGGGCGCACGCCTTACGTTCATTTCGCCTATGCCGATAGTGCTGATGGTCGGACTGGTTTCAGTTTGACCCAGAATGGTAACAAGCGCTATTTGGGTGTGTGTACTAATTTCAACCAAGCAGACAGCACTAATCCAGCTGACTATACATGGAACGACATGACTGGCAGTGTTTCGGTTGGTGGTGAAAACCTAATCGTTAACTCAGCATTCCCAGAAAATCTTGAGAATTGGGGATTCTGGGAAGTGACGCAGAAAAACGAAAATCTATCTGTTTCAAGCCACTCGTTCTATTACAATGGCGCTAGACCACTGTTTTTGCTTAAAACATCATCAGCAGTACCAGCGTCTACATCACGTTTTTCAGTCAAACGCAATACTGATTATTCGTTCAACATTCAAGCGTTTGCTACTGGTAACATCAAGGGGGTTGATATCTATTTCCTTGGTCGTAAGTCGAACGAAACCAATAAAACATTCACTAAGGCAGTCAACTTTAAATCACATAACGGCTCGCCATCAACCGGCGGGGTGGTTAAATGGCATTTGACATTCAATTCTGGTGAGTGTGATGAGGGCTTTATCCGTATCGATAACAAGGGTTCAACTAATGGCGGTGAATCGTTGTTATTCTTCACAGAATTAGATTGCTACGAGGGCACCACTGACAGAGCGTGGCAAGCGTCGCCAAAAGACCTAGAAAGCCGATTAGATAGCAAGGCTGACAGTGCATTAACGCAAAGCCAATTAAACCGCTTGAATGAGATTAATTCAGTTATGAAAGCAGAGCTGGAAGCCAAAGCGTCCCTCGATACGCTTAATCAATGGGTGAAGGCTTATCAAGATTTTGTTAATGCAAACAACGCCAATCGTGCACAAGCTGAAAAAAATCTTGCGGATGCAAGCGCTCGTGTAGCAAAGCTAGAGAACAATCTGAATGACATGTCAGAGCGTTGGGATTTCATTGATAGCTACATGGCATCGTCTAACGAGGGTCTAGTTATTGGTAAAACCGATAATTCTAGCTCTATGCTATTCAATCCAAATGGCAGAATTTCAATGTTCTCAGCAGGTAATGAAGTGATGTATATCTCGCAAGGTGTGATTCACATTGAGAATGGTATCTTCTCGAAAACGATTCAAATAGGTCGATTCAGAGAGGAACAAGATTACATCAACCCAGACCGTAACGTCATTAGATATGTAGGAGGTAAGTAAGATGGCAGAATATTGGTCGCAAGAAGAACGGGGCTACCGTGTTCGGATGACGATTGATCAAGTTAGTCAGAATGTCGAAGCTAATACCAGCACTATTCGTGTTCGGTTAACTTTATTTAACCGAGAAAAAACGTTCACGCATATTTGGTGTAAGTGGTATATTGATGCCTTTGGTCAATATATCGGTGATATGGGATTTGCCGATATGCCACAAAAGAACTCGGAAGTCCAATTCATTGACAAAACTATCACAGTCGAACACAAGAACGGAAAGAATATTTTTGGTTCGATTGCTTACTTCCATAGTTACGGGAACGGGGCTGGACCGCAAGACTTAACCGTTGGGCCATATACCATTACTTTAGACCCGATTGCTAACGCAAGCCTCTTAACCATGCCTAGTAATGTCATACTAGGCGATAGCGTTAATTTCTCTATCACGAAAAAAGTTTCGTCAGCTAGACACACGCTTAGGTACTCATGGTACGGGCTCGAAGGTAAGCTAGCTGATAATATTGACACATCGTATAGATGGGCAATTCCAGAGAGTTTTGCTAACGACATTCCTAACAGTGCGTCGGGTTGGGGGACAATATTCCTAGATACTTACGTTGACGGAAAACTGATCAACACGCAATCGAAAACATTTACTGCTGGATTATCGCTGAATAGAGTTAAGCCATCGTTCTCTAGGATTGCATTAGCTGATGCTAATACCCTAACGAGAAATATTACTCAATCGGATAGACACTTTGTTTCCGTTTTATCGAAAATCTATGCACGATTTGAGAATGTTGAAGCGAAGTATGGTGCTACGATTACCAAGTATTTTATGGAGATTGTTGGGAATAATAACACGATTTCTGCACCTAGCGGAACTTTTCGTGAAATATCCGTTAACAAAGATACACAATTCACGTTAAGAGGATACGTTGAAGATAGTCGAGGGATTAGTTCTGACCCTTACGAAACAACTATTACTGTTTTAAATTACTTTAGTCCGACATTGAGATTTGAAGTAACTAGAAGTGGTGCAACCAATAGCACACTAACCATCAAGCGTTTTGCCAAAGTTGCACCGCTTATGGTTAACGGTGTTCAGAAAAACCCAATGAAACTAACCTTCACGACACGCAACGTTGATTCTGATACCGAAACCATCGATAATGGCGGAGCTGGTGGGAACTGGTCGCAGATTTCAGAGTTTAACGCATCAAACGCTAATCTCGGCAATTCGTACCCAGCCGATACATCCTATATCGTAGTCGGTAAACTGGAAGATAAGTTTACCAGCGTTTCGTTCCAAGTAACCGTTCCGAGTGACCGAATTGTAATGTCCTACGACAAAGAGGGTATTGGTATTAATAAATATCGTGAGCGTGGGGCGTTGGATGTTGACGGTTTGATTTATTCGAACCGAAAACAGATTCAACATCATAAGTTGACCGAACCCAACGGGATAGCTATGGATACTAAAGTAGACAATCTAAATGATTACAAAACCACTGGTTTTTATTCAGTTCTAGGGAACTACCGAAACCATCCAGCATCGGGTGAAGGGGCTTATTTGCAAGTCGTAGAAAGTTTATCTGGATATCATCAAACACTAACGACTATTTCTGGTCGAATGTTTAAACGCACAGTAACTAACAATTCTAACGGCTCGTGGATTGAGTACACACCTAAACCGGAGAAGCCGGAAAAGCCAGAACCGGCTTTGATAAAGAAAGAAGTTGATATGGGTTTCGGTGTTAAAGCTAACATGGTTAGAAAAGGGAATACAGTGATGTGCAGCTTGATTCGCGGTATCTATTCGGCATTAGGTGGAATTGAATACAAAGAGCTTAACGAGAAGATGCCAGATGGTTTTAGACCAGTCGTCGAAACGAATTTAAACGCAAGTAAAAATGTTGGTGGCAATCAAATTGGTGTAGCAACGTGGCATCTCTTGCCAAATGGGAATATTAATTTAACCAATCAATCGGACACCAAAGCCGTTTACAACGGAACTGTTTCTTATATCACTCAAGATAATTACCCAAATTAAGAAAGGAATTAATAATTATGGCGCTTAAAATTACAAAACAACGCACAATCAATGCAGAATTTAATGTCGAAGAAGAAAGGGCTACAATCCTTGTCAAACAAACGTTTATCAGCGTAGATTCCAACGCAGTCTCTACAGTTCAAGAAAATCTTCTTAACGCTGAACTATACGCAAAACATCGTCAAGAAATGCGTACAGACGAACGTGCTCTACGTGAGTTGCGTTATAAAGTAGAAGATGAGATTTTGGCTGATACGGCAGAGGCGTGATGCGTTAAAAATGGGGGTAAAAAATAAAAGATGAATATTTCTGATTTGATTGACCACCTTGCCCCTACCATCGGTGTGATCGCAACGGGCTGGTTTGGTATGAAAGCTAGCAAGTCCGCTAATTTAAGCAAGTCGCAATTCGGAGATTTAAAAGGCGAGTTGAACAACATTCATGATTCGGTTGAAACTATTCAACAAATCGGTGAATCAAACAGTGAAAAAATCAACGAATTAAATGACAAACTAGCCGTGCATGATGAAGCGCATCTTGTAACCATGTATCTAAGATTAGAGCGTGACATTAACAAAGAATTAGAGCGTGGATATACCACCGTCCATAATTCAGACGTGATCCACAAAATGCACTCTAGTTACAAAAAATTAGGTGGCAATGGGTACATTGATGCCCTTTATAAAAAATACATTAATTTAGAAGTGAGGAATTAAACATGAAAATTAATTGGTCTATTCGTTTTAAAAACCGTACATTCGTAACACGCTTTGCACTCGCATTGGTGTTGCCAGTTTTGGCTTATTTTGGTATCAAGTTTGAAGATATCACAAGCTGGGGGGCATTGTTTGGATTGTTTGGAAAATTCTTGTCTAATCCATATTTGGTAGGCTTGACAGCGGTCAACGCCTTGAATATGTTCCCAGACCCAACAACGAAAGGTCTTAGCGATAGCGAGCGAGCACTATCATACACTAAACCTTATGAGGACTAGTCTATGGCTAGACTCATGACTTCCATTAACCAAATCCAGGGCGGTGATGTCCTAAAATCTGGGGACACCACTTCCGTATTTGGCTTTGAGATTCTAGGGTACGATGGGAAACGCATGGAATTGTCTGGTACTGGTAAACTGACGCTGTCTAATGACGAGACGGTGGCACTATACCAAGACATCACTGTTGAAAACGGGACATTCTCATTCTCAATGGGCAGTGTAGTAGCTACTGGCACTTACTACCTCGAAATTAAACTAGATGGGCATATCTTCCCGTCTAATAATTTCAAAGTTAAGGTGAAAAATTCACTCAATGCAGACAGTGTTATTCCATCGGACAAGAGCCCTAAACTGAAACTACTAGCGGATGAATTACGAGATTCTGGGTTAATCAGTGGCGGCACTGATACGACTGAAGACCTCGTTAACATCTACAATCTCGCTAAAATTTGAAAGGAAAAATTAAATGAGTAAATTACATGATTTCGCCCAAGCTGTGGGTGCTGATATCAAAGAAATCAAGGCATCTATTGCCAGTAAGGCAGTTGGTGTCAGTGAAGAACGCTTGACGCAAGCTATTACACAAGTTAAGACTGACATTATTGGTAATGCACCGGAAGAACTCGATACGCTCAAAGAAATTGCTGATAAAATCACTGCTGCTGGCGGCAATACCGATAGCGGTATTATCTCTAAAATGACTGAGTTGGGGACTCGCCTCGACACAATCGAGCAAGAAGACCTTGTGAGCGTGTATAATGCAGCGAAAGCGTGAGCCTATGAGTAAGTTCACAGAATTTGCTCAAGCAGTCGGTGAGGATATCAAGGAAATTAAAGATAAACAATCTTCATCATTGTCTGTCAGCCAAGCGTATGGACTATTTCCAACATACAATAACTTTTTTCTACAGGTTATGGAACAAAATAAATGGGCGGAAGACCCACTTGTGACTAAATCTCAATTACCTACAAGCGAAATTGACGCTTTAAAACAGAAGGTCGAAGAGTTGGAAAAAACGCTTACGGATATTAAACAGAGCATTCAAAAATAATTATAAGAAAGGAGAACTATGACATCTAAAACACAGTTATTAAACACGCTTGAGAGTCTAGTGAATCAACGTGTTACGGTGCCGACAAACCCTTATGGCGGGCAATGTGTTGCATTGATTGACAACGTTTTGCAATATCAAGGTTTGTTTAACCTTGATTTCAGCTATCTGAATGCTATTGATGGGTTGGATAGAGCTGAAAATTTAGGGTTGAAAGTAACACGGTTTAACGGTGCAAACAATCCACCAGTAGGCAGTGTGTGGGTAACTAACTGCTTGCCGTATCACCAATTCGGACATATCGGTTTCGTGGTCGCAGAAAACCCAGACGGGACAGTTACCACAGTCGAGCAGAATATCGACGGTAATGGTGATGCCCTCTACAATGGTGGTTTGACACGCAAGGTGACACGCAACCTTGATAGTGCTGGTAATTTCAGCTATATTGACTGGAATGCACCAACTCAACAAATGGTGGGATGGTTTGAGTTGCCATTTGATGGCATGGCACAAGATAATTACTTTATCGATGTGTCAGCTTACCAGTCAGGCGACTTAACAGCTATCTGTCAAGCTAGCGGGACTAATAACACAGTTATCAAGGTAACTGAAGGCATTGGCTGGGTTAGTCCAGTAGCTGGTCAGCAAACTAGCACAAGTAACTGTATCGGTTACTATCACTTCGCCCGTTTTGGTGGCGATGTAGGCACTGCTGTTAGTGAAGCAAATTACTTTATCAGTAACTTGCCATCCCATCCACGTTACCTAGTATGCGATTACGAAGACGGCGCTAGTGGAGACAAGCAAGCTAACACTAATGCGGTACTGGCATTCATGGACGTTTGTAAGTCAAACGGCTTTGAGCCAATCTACTACAGTTACAAGCCGTACACACTAGCCAATGTATATGTAGATCAAATCACTGCACGTTATCCAAACTGCTTATGGATTGCGGCTTACCCAGATTATGAGGTACGCCCAGAGCCTTACTGGGGTGTGTATCCAAACATGGAACATACACGCTGGTGGCAATTCACTAGCACAGGACTAGCGGGTGGTTTGGATAAGAACGTAGTTATCATTAATGATGGTGACAATCAAATTAACAAGAAAGAGGAAGAAGAAAATATGGATTATGTAGTTCGAAGCGAAAGCGGAAGTCAAGGATATGTTGGTGTAGTTAATGGCCGTGTATTTGGTATCGGTTCAATGGGAACAGTGGACGCTCTACGCTCAGCGGGTGCTAAACACTTGACATTGCCAGACGATGATTTTGACCGCTTCTTGAATAGCCAATCAAACGACACTGCGGCAGTTTCAAAAGCAATCAATGAAGCTAGTGCCTCAGTGGTCAAAGCTATCGAAGAACGTGCACAAGCCACACAAGGTCAAACTGGTAAATAATCAGACCACGAAAACTAAAAAACGAAAAGGAGTATATCACCTCCCCTCAGACTGCAATAGGGATACCATGGCAGTAGTGGTCGAAGCCTCAGCATTGTGCTGGGGCTTTTTTTGTGTTATAATAAGTGTGGTTTTGAGAATAGCCTTCATAGGTAGACGCCAATCCCGCAGTTTCCATTATGGACAGATACGTTCTGATACTGCGGTTTTTTATTTACTTTACAACGGCATAAATGCTAATATAGATTTCAGATACAGTGAAACTGCCATCTTCGTTAAACTCTCGATTCCCCGGCTTATGTCGGGGTTTTTGTTTTTGTCCACCTTTCTGTCCACCTTTTTCAAAAACCTACGAAAATAAATAAAAATAAAAACTATAAAAACCCAGTGGAATCAAGTCTTTATAGCTTTCATTTATTTTTATATTTTACATCTTTTCGTTGGCAGGGGACATTTTTAAGCCTTTAACCATGTGGTTTTTAAGCGTTTTGTCCACATTTTTTATCTTTTTATCGTTATATTCTTTTGGGGCTTGGAGCGATATGGTTTTAAGCTATCTTGCCCCAAATTGAAGCCAAATGTATTTGACGCCTATTGAATTATAGGTGTTTTTTTGATAAGCAAAAACCCTAGTCAGGATTAGTCCTAACTAGGGTTCAAAATAGAATACTGGTGATGTTTAGTATTCTGTTATCTCATTAATTGGAATTGGCAGTTGTATCTGTGCTTGATGAAGCTTGTGGGTACTCGTAAGGATTGTTATCAACGTCGTTAACCCACTCATTGCTCTGATCAGTTGAGCTTGCGTGATTGCTTCCTCCACCAGCACCTGCGGCGAAGGCTGCATCGTGACCTCCACCGCCTCCTCCGTTAGTGGCATAGGAGCCATCTTCTGGTCCGCCCCAACCTCGTCCGCCTTCAACAGGCTTGGACTTTTCTTGATTTCCATCTTGATGAGGTGTTTGGTTGTTTGTTTTCTGATTTGGTCCTTGAACTGAAGAAGATGCTTGGTTCTTATTTTCGTCTTTAGCATCCGTCTTATGCTCTTCCGTCGAAGTAGCAGTTGATGATTTAGTGTTCTCTTTTTTATGAGAAGAGCTACTTTTTGATGAAAGGCTGTGAGAGATGTGATGCGTTTTTGCTGCTGGCTTTACAGGTTCTTTTAAATGTTTTGATAAAAAACCGAAGAGAAAGAAGAAAGCTAGCAAAGAGAAGGTGATGATATTATATTTTTTTCTTTTCAAATTTGGCTCCGTTCCTAGTCATAGATGAAGAGTTAAAAATAACAGCAAAAAACCAGGTTTCCCTGGTTCTCATTATTAGCGGCTTACACGACGACGAGCTGCTTTTTTACGGTTTTCTTCGATGAAAGCCAATTTCTTTTCTTCTGGTTCGATAATGGTTTTCTTAACTGCGAAGACAGCACCTGCTACAGTAGCAGCAGTTCCGATAACGCCAGTAGCGACACCTTTAGCGAATGAATGTTTTTTAGCCAT